ATTTCTTGCGAAGTTGTTGTTTATAAGCAATTACCTTGCTCATATTTCCTGATTTTTCTGCTTCTGCCCTCAGGCGCTCTAATGTCGAGTCTACTGAACCAGAACCAGAGCCACTTCCGCGGATTGCCTTTTCTGGCGGTGGCGGTGATTTCTTATTACTAACTTTCAATTGTGTCTCCAGTTTCCCGATTGCAATAGCAAATTTTACGGGGTCATTAATTGCTGCTAGTTCTTTTGCCTTCTTGGGGTTCTTTCCAAGGGCGTAAACGATCAATGCGGGGTCATCAGCACCATGCAGAATAATACCTTGCATCGTCTGACTGAACGTCTCCTGAACGGCGTATTCAGCTTCGTCATAGTCTTTAACTTTTAACTTCTGCTTTGCTTCGCCATACGCACTTAAACGATTTTGCCATTCGCGCTGTTGCGCTTGCTGCTCCAGCTCTAACTTATGCTGGTGCTCGCTGACCAATCGTTTTTGTTCGTACCATTCTTCAAGTGATTCCTCAAACTTTTCCGCGTCATAATCGAACTGCTCTAAGGTTGGTTTTTTGCCAAGTGTAATAGGCTTTTCTGCCTCTGTTGTGCGTTGGCTTAACCTTGCTTCCAGCTCTCTTTTTTCGCGTTGAAGTTCTCTGTAGTTTTTCCGCAAATCCCTAACCCACTCTGGAGCAGGCTTTTCTTCTTCTTGAGGTGGCGACTCCTCGCCGATGCTAACCGTGATTTCATCTTCGGCTTCTTGCTCGTCTTGGCTGTCGTTGGCCTCAATATCGACATTTTCGACTTTTTCGATTTCATGCGCCTCAGAATCCATCACTTTTTCATCAAACTGCTCTGCCTTTTCTAGCATTTAATTACCCGTAAAAAACTCGCTAATTCAAAATGGTTTAGCGGAATACCATATTTTTTAAACCGCTGGCTCAATGCCAGGTTGTTGTTCCTGTGGCTGCTGACCTTGGAAAGCCCCTCCAAGCAATTGTAAGTCTTCAAACGCTTGCTTGCGATCGACCTCGGAAATATCGGCCATTGTCTTAAGCGTCTTTGCTTGGGTTTCTTCAGCTTTAGCGACTGTCAATACAGTGTCAGCACGGGCTTTGGATGCCTCTGCATCGGCTTGGTTTGCTGCCGCCATCATATATTGCGTCTGTGGATCTGGCTGGGCTTGTGCGGCCTGTTCCTGCATGGCCAGCATTTCTTCCTCGGTGGGCTTAACGGCCCCAATGTTCACAAGGCGCTTACGGAAAAAGTCACGAACCTCGGAAATCCCTTCTCCTTCCATGTTCATCATGGCCATAGAGCCTAGAACCTGCATTGTTTCTGGGTCTTGTGTGATTGTCATCATCCCGGTGATTGCCCTAACCGTCGCTGCTTTCTTGCTACTGCTAGACGGGCCAACATCCACGGAAATATCAAAATTGGCTTGTGACAAGTCATTTTCAAACTCTATTTCTCCGGTATCTCCGATAACCGGGCGCATTAATTCAACCGTGGAAACCTCTCCTTGTTTGCCAATTGCTTTTATGTTTCTGCCTTCCTCGACAAAAATATCTTTAGCCATACTGAGCCAAATTTCACCAGAGCGCTTAATTGCTTTTGCCATATTGGACATATAGATAAACGTCTGCATGTCTAGGCGCTGCTGAATCATCTCAACGGCCTTGCCGGAAATGTTGCTAACCATCTTCTCGGCATTTTCAGGGCGACCTAGAACGTCAGCCATATCCTGTTCGGTAACCTGCATCAATGCCACCATTGCGGGGGGAATGTTAGGCGCGGTCTTCATGCCAATCGGGCCATTAGCCACTGGCTGACCGTTCATGTCTGTCATCGGGTTTGCGAGCAAATAAGGGTAGTTTTTAACGTTATCCTCTGCCCACATTACTTGATGGCCAGCCATTTGTTCAGGAGTGAAAATAGGCTTGTCCATGCTGCTGAATGCTGCAATCTCTCCAAGTTTTGAGAGCTGCATATTCTTCAAGCGTTGTGAATCTTTGGCCAAACGAACGTGACCCATGCAGCGCTCGATGTTATCCACGAACCAGCGTTTACCGTAAACCGGAACGATTGGGATATTCTTGCCTGCGATGTAACCACAGTCTTCCAGAACCTTGCCACCAGAGAGAATGTACTTGTGCACCTTGCGGCGCTTTACTTTCTTTTTCCTGATTTCTTTTGTGCCAATTGCAGCAAGTGATTGCTCCAGGTTTTCGTCAGCCTCAAAATCAGACTCGGAATACTTTTCTTCTTCACCATCAATAGTCTCAAATACCCTGATGGTTTCCGATACTTCTTCCACACGGTAATACTCAGCAATATAGACAACATTTGGGGTGTACCAATCAAACTCGGTATGCGTGATTGTTTTTGGCCAATCGCTGGGGTCATCGCCAAATTCTTCTTTGTAAGCGTCACGGGTCATTGAGGAAATGACAAAGCACCGTTTCGCATCAGACTTATCTTGGCGCTTGGCATCTAAATCAAAGAACACGGATGAGTCAGCGTCAAATATAGGTTCAATCCTGATTCTTTGCCGCTCATCTTCCTCGTCTTCTTCATCTTCGTATTCAGCACGAAGTCGCCAAGCGCCAAACCCACCAGATACGGCCTCTTCAAAAGCATTGTCGTATGCTTCTTCTGCCGTGCTATCTTGTTCATCAGCACGATAAAGACCATCGCATGTATCTGCAAGTGAATCCGCTTTCTTTCCGTCTTTGCTTATAAAATCAACGGTAATGCGGTTGTTCCTGTATTCATTGATAATGCGAATAACGGCCAAATGGATTTTATTTACTTCAAACTTTGGTTTGTTTTCAAATTGCTCACCGAGCGGGCCTTCCCACTGAGAACCGGCAATAGAATAAAATCTACGATCTTCCAAGCATTGCATCCGCTCATTTTTAATAGCGGATTGAATAGAATCAAACTCATTGCGAGCCGTTTCTAATACATTATTAAAATGCTGTTCTTTAGTTAATCGCGACATGATTCCCTTTAGTTTCTTTATTCTCTACCATTTGTTACTTGTTGGCAACGGCACGAATGTTTTAGGCTTATTTGTAACCGCCCTTCTAATGCCTTCACAAGCATATCTCAATGCGTCAATTATGTGATTTTTCTTGTCATCCAGAAGTGGAAGTATATTGCCTGTGAGTTTGTCCACCTTATAACTGTATAGTGTCAATTCGTCAATTGTGTGTTTACACCTTGGGTGTACAACAATATCGTAGGTTTTTAAAAACTCTATTCCTTCCTCTAAAGACTTCGGACCCTTTACCGCTGGCATAATCTTTGGGAAGCCATTTCGCCTCATGTGCGATATTGTCTCCGGCCTTGCAGAGTCAGCCACCATTGGCCACTTTTCTGAATCAGGCACAGTAAAAAACAAGTCTGGTGTATCCATGATTTCACAACCAACCCGATAAACTTCATGGTCGATGTATAAAGTTCTGCCGATTACATGACACCGCACTAAAACAGTCGGATCTACTGAAAACCCCCAGTCAGCACCGAGCCTATGCGTTACATCAGCAGGCGCCTCGAATTCCTCTATTCTCCAATTATGGAAAACCCGCGAATTGCTGTTCTTGTTGTATTGGCCAAGCCAAACGTGGGCATACTTATCTGGGTCTCGGCGTTTGTCGTATTCCATTTCGGCCCGTAGAACCTCCGGAAGCCACGGGTTATCCATATAATTAACCTCAACCACGCAAGCCTCTGGAGGTCTGCTATCGCCTTTTAATAGCGCATCCACCGGATCCGTTTCTTTGTTCGGGTTCCAAGTGAACCACAATTCAGAGTCTGGCTTCCTGATTGTTGGGCGCAATAGGTCTAATGACCGCTGGCTTAAACTTTGCGCTTCCTCAACCCACGCACAATCGTAGCCCTCCAGCGATTTTATTGAGTCTGCCGTGTGGTTTTGCATGCCTTGGAAGATAATCATTCCATCACCCTTGCGTGACTTAATAACCGCTTCCTGAACCTCAAAATAAGCACCGGCGTTCATTTGCTCGATTTTCGTTTCAAGCAAGCGCTTTACAGACTGATTCAGTGACTTTTGGATTTCACGCACGCACACACTTCTGCGTTTCTGGTCAATTATGTGCGCCTCTATCATCATTTCAGCAAAGAAATGTGATTTCCCGCTGTTGTGGTTTACAAATCCTTCTGCAAAATAATTATTTGTTCCGTAAACGTGCAAATCCCAATAGACTTGGCGGGAGTGCTTGCGGATATGCCGAACACCTTTCTGTGACTCTAAAAGGGAAAATTCCAAAGTGGTCAGCGGAGGGGAAGAAACGAATTTCAAACTCGGTGAAAGAACGTCATCGCCTATCGAGAGAGAAGAAAGCGTTTTCCACCCAGTAGGCGTTAAAAACTTATGCTCATCAGTAACAATAATTGATGAGCCGTTTTCTAAAACAACTTCAAACAAATCTTCTTCAGTACATGGGAATGCCGCCGTTGCTTTTGCAATAACGGCTTCCCCCTTCCAATGAGAATAAACATCACCCCCTTTAAAGTCTTTAACTTTAATTTTTCCTGATGGCGTGTCAATTAATGTGTCGGGATGAACGCAGCCCCTACCTCCCCATGCGCCTTTGTAACGGCTTGGCTCAAGCAAGGGGATAGCCCACTCTGGCGTTTTAAGCTGAAGTGTTGTCACGGCTTAACAATCACTCGCTCTATTCTTTGAACTAATGGGCTTTCTGGGTTCCCAGACACCTCTATTTTGTCACCGTATTTTCTTGGCGCAAGTTTTGCAAGTAGCCATTTTCGAGTGTCGACCTGGAGCCTTTGTTTTTGAACTGCTCCAGAATCCGTAGCTCCTGAGT